TGCCGGATTATTTCAACAACAATAACGGTGGTAAGCTTATCAAGTGGAAGCAGTCACGAAGATATCGAGGGGGTAGGAATTGAAGAAATTAAGCGACGAAGACCTCAAAACATTAGACAGAGAACTTTTCAAATTTCAAAACATTCAACGGACAATAGATTTGAGAAGGCTAGAACTAGAAACTCGAAATCCAGATTCTCAAAGTGGGCCCAGCGTAGGAATAAGCAAACCTACCGAAACCATTGCAATCAGAATAGCGGATGATCCAACCTTAAAATTTCTCGAAGGGTTCAAAGCTATTATTAACAAACTCCTGATCAATCTAGTTGATGAGGATAAGGAAATCTTTAATCTGCGCTGGAGATATCCTCAACTGAGATGGGAAGAAATAGCAGAACAGAAATTCATGAGTAAAGCTACAATCTATCGACGTAGAAGGATTATCCTAGAGCAGTACGCTATTTTGAAAGGTGAGCTATAAATAAACATGAGACAAAAGACATCTTGAAGTCTCACAAAAAAAGGTCTATTATGATAGCATGAACTTCTGAAACAAAAACACACATCACACTTGAGGAGTCATCCTTAATTCTATTCAAATAAGTTGTCCAACAGAAGTATCGTCAAGAGTCAGCAAATGCTGGCTTTTTGTTTTGGGAAAGTAGGTAAAACATGGAATTTGTATCACCGATAAAAGATAATGACGACATTCAGGCAATGAAAGATTATCTCAGAGAGTGGAATGAGATGTACTACATGCTATTCATTACGGGTCTTAATACTGGCTTGCGAGTTGGAGATATCCTCACATTGAAAGTTAAAGACGTTCAAGGTTGGCACATCAAGCTGAGAGAACGGAAGACTGGCAAGCAGATAACAAGACGGATGACAAAAGAACTCAAGAAAGAAATGAGGAGATATGTCGAGGGTAAACCATTTCATCATTTCTTATTCAAGAGTAGGCAAGGCCAGAATAAAGCAATCACTCGTGAGCGAGCCTATCAAATCATTCATGAAGCAGCTGAAGAACTAGGCATTGATAATGTTGGCACGCATACAATGCGCAAGACATTCGGCTATAAATATTACAACAAGACAAAGGACGTAGGAACATTACAGAAGATGTTCAATCACTCATCACCAGCGATAACGCTTAGATACATAGGAATTGAGCAAGCAGAGCTCGATGATGCGCTACGGAACTTTGTCATTTAATTTTTTTAGATATTACTTTCACATACTGAGTTAAGCATAAACTGAAAAAATCAAAGGCATGAAAAGCTAGGAGCTGTAAGGATTTGAGAATCAAGGGGAGTTTAACAAAATATAAGATATGTGAAAGTGAGGAATAAAATTGGTATAGTTGGAGGAGAGGTATATGCTACTCATAGGATATTTAGTTTGTTATTTTATCGCATTGATGTTTTTGAAAATTGTTTTCGATTGGACAAAAGAAGATATAGGAAAAATATTTAAACATGGATTGATTTTTCTATTTCTGCCATTAGTATTTATCGGAGCGCTCGTATATGATTTTGTAAATAAAAGATGAGACAAAAGACGTCTTGAAGTCTCACAAAAAAAGGTTTATTATGGTAGCATAGATTTCTTGTATGAGACGGGATAGGTCAAGAGCCTGTCCTTTTGTTTTGCAAAGGAGTATATATCATGTACAACAAACCAGTCAGACAGAGCTTGAAGACAAGGAAGTGGTACAAGTTTCGTGACAAGGTCATGAGACAACACGATTACCTTTGCCAAGAAAGTCTAAGATATGGGCAGTCAGTTCCGGCTGAAATGGTTCATCATATTTACCCAGTGTCTGAGTATCCAGAACTTGAGTATGTATCTTGGAATTGTTTGCCACTGACCAACCGCAAACATAATACGTTTCACGACCGCAATAACGACAAGATAATCGGGAATGGAATCTATTGGCAGAAGAAAAGAAAAAAAGAATTTTTAAATTTTTTTAAAAACAAAAATGAAAAATGAAAAAATTTTTTTATCCCCCCCACTTCAAAAATTTTTTTTCGAAGCCTCTGGGAACCGGTGAAGGGAACTTTTTCCAAGTCGGGAGGCTTCAAACAAAAAGGGGATAAAAACTAAGCATTTTTGACGAGAGGAGGTAGTTTTTGGCTAAACCAATTACAGCGAAGTCGATTAAGTCGAAAGTGGTTAAGCAGATGAAAGACTTGGGCACTTATCGGAAAGAGTTCGAGATGATTATTGATATTTTCGCAGGCATGCTATATCAGTATCAGAAACTTGCTCAAGATTATGCTAACATGGGTTATCCAGTAACAGACACCTACGTCAATAAGGCTGGTGCCGAGAATGAGCGCAAAGTTCCAATCTTAACAGCGATGGAAATACTCCGAAAAGACATCCTGAGTTATTCAAATCAGCTGATGATGAATCCGAAATCTCTCGGTGAGGTGGTTGAACAAGAAGGAGAGTCACCTCTAGCGGAAGTCTTGAAGTTCAAGAATGAAATCAAGAAGAAGAGAGTGAGTGGAAATGGGTAATCTTGATAAAGCAAAAGAATACGCTCAACACGTCTTAACTCACCAAGAGGAACATTGCGAGGAGAATATTCTTGCTGCTGAACGTTTTTTCCGTGATTTAGAAAATCCAGCCTTCGAGATGGATGAGGATATGGTGGATTTTGTTATCCACTTTATCGAGAATGTGATAGTCCATCAGCAGGGTGATGATATGTTTGCGGTGTCTATCCGTAATAAGCCATTGCTCTTGCAACCCTGGCAACACTTTGTAGTTGTCAATCTCTTTGGGTTTTACTATAAGGGTACGAATGAGCGCAGGTTCAAAGAAGCGCTTATCATGCTTGCTCGGAAGAATGGGAAAACGTCGTTTACTGCTGCAATCGCACTTGCTTATCAGGTATTAGACACGGATAGCGGTTCAAAATGCTACATCGTTGCTAACTCAGTTAAGCAAGCGATGGAAGCTTTTGGTTTTTTAAGATTCAACGTTGAGCGTTGGAATGACAAGAACATTCGTATCAAGGATAATAACCAAGAACACTCCATCACTGCTAATTTTGGTGATGAGGGTTCTTTCTTTATCCAAGCTCTAGCGAATGATGAGAGCCGTTTGGACTCTCTGAACGGTAACGTTATTATCCTAGATGAAGCTCATACTATGCGAAACAGCAAGAAGCATGGTCTTATGAAAAAAACAATGTCAGCATACCGTAACAGTATGCTTTTTGTTATCTCTACGGCTGGAGATATTCCTACTGGATTCCTGGCTAATCGTTTGAAGTACTGTCAAAAGGTACTTAAGCAATTAGTCACTGATGATTCATTTTTCATCTTCATCTGCAAGGCTAATCAATCTGCAGATGGGGATGTAGTGGACTATCTGGATGAGAATATTCTCAAGATGGCTAATCCGTCATGGGGTGTCACTGTTTCGCTCAAGGCTCTGAGAGAAGAAGCCGAACAGGCTATGAACGATCCACAGACAAGAAATGAGTTTTTCAACAAGACTTTGAATGTCTTCACAAACTCTATGAATGCTTATTTCAATCCTGATGAATTCATAGCGTCGGACAGTTGCTACGATTGGAGTCTAGAAGAGCTGGCACGCTTGCCGATTCGTTGGTATGGTGGTGCGGACTTGTCAAGATTACATGACTTAACGGCAGCTGCTCTCTATGGTGTCTATAATGATGGCGAGAAGGATGTTGATATCTGTATCACACATGCTTTCTTTCCTAGGATTAATGCTCAGAAGAAGGCTAATGATGATGGGATTCCACTTTTTGGCTGGCAATCTGATGGCTGGCTGACGATGAGCAACACTCCTACCGTTCTCTATGATGATATCGTCAAATGGTTCATCAGTATGCGTGAGCGTGGATTTAAAATCCAAGCTGTAGGGATGGATAGGAAATTTGGTCGTGAGTTTTTGGCTAAGATGAAAAAGGCTAAGTTCAA